AACAGTCCCATCGGGGTTAGCGTCTTTTATTTTGCTATCCTTAACCTTAAATCTAATAACATCAAGGTCTAGGTCTCCGTTAAGGTCTCTTATTGTTCCAATTGAGCCTATTCTTAAAGAATTTATAGATGGTGCATTAACTATTTCCATCCCCTATTAACAAGCTCCTGTAACTCGGCAAATGACATCAGGACTCTTTCACCCTTAAAAGGTCTCCTAGCATCCTTTACTCTACTAGCTCTTTTCTCTAACATTTTCCTTCTCCTAATGTGCGTATTTATTATTTTCAACAATTCCGCCTGCAATCGACAAAAACTTTGCCCTAGCCATTCTTGTTATTACACCATTTTTATAAACCTTCGCTGGAAACTTAATGTCCTCAAGGTCAACAACCGGCTCAGGATAACATCGACAATTAAAAGTTGAACCAGCATGGTAAGTCCCATAAGATTTTTTCCCTTCCAACTTTTCGGGGCTGGGAGGGTCGCCCCAACTAACCAAAACGTCTTGCATAACTTTATGTGAACTTCTTACTCTTATATCCTCTGATGTTCTCCATATATACCAATCAACACCAATAGCCTTTGCTCTTGCCATAGTAAGACCGGTTGTTATTTTTGATGTTTCAGTCCTGGCTATCAGTCTTGCTCTATTTCTGGTTATATTACCAATCCTCATTATCTCTTCTTCAAGTGTGGTCGCTCTTTTGCCTTCAATCAATTGTTTTCCTAGAAGCAAGTCATGAACCTTCTGTGCAGCAGTCAAAGGCATAGAAGTAATAAGCTTCACCTGGTCGTCTAAATATTGTTTCATTAGAGTCCCTACGGGAGCTTTATTTATTTTCCTCTTTAACTCATAAGACATTGTCCGAGAAATATTACTCCATACTTTTTCCGAATCGTTATTTGCAGCATAAATAATTGTAGAAGAAATCCATTTCGACCAGTCAAATAATTTACCACTATATTTGGTTAACTCTCTTATAGTCTTATTGACTGCTTGAGGAGTTAACTTTTTTAAATTCCTTTTTATAATCCTCTCCACTTCTTCAGCAACAGTTTCAAGGCTTCTTGAATATTTATTTTCAAGCCCTTTAGCCGGTGCTGTTTCCCGCTTTTTCTTTTTATGCGGAGTGTCTATTGTGAATGTCGGGTTTACTAATGTCAGCATTTATTTTCTTTCTTTAGCTACTTTTCTAATATTAGCCTTAATCTTCTTCTGAAGATTTTTGTAAACCGGTAAATGTTTAAAATCCTCAAGAGTCTGACCTGTTCTTTTCAAATGCTCATCAAACTCTTTGCTCCCGATAGGAGGCAAGTCCCATGTCTGTTTTATCCAATCTGCATTTTCAAGTTTCTCATCTAAATTTATTAGTTCTGCCATTTCAATACTCCTTTTTAAATTAGTTTTATTATTCAGCCTTTAACATTACTCGACCTTTAACATTACAAACTTTTCTGATATCTTCTTCTGTAAATGGACCTGAATAATAAAAATCTCCACCTACTTCTTTAGGACAGCCTTCTAACGATTTTAATTTTTTATTAAATGCACAATCAAAATTTCCACCAACTATTTCAGGAGCACCTTCTAACGACGTTAAATTATTAAACGAGCAATTAAAATTACCAACCACTTCTTTAGGACAGCCTTCTAACGACTTTAATAAATCGTTAGCCGAGCAATCAAAATCTCCGCCTACTTCTTTAGGACAGCCTTCTAACGACTTTAAACTATTATACGAACAGTTAAAATCACCACCTACTTCTTTTGGACAGCCTTTTAACGACGTTAAACTATTATCTGCACAAAATCTAACATGATTATTTATAATACTATATTCTATACCTGTTTTCTTTTCTAGTTTAGTCACAACATCATGTTTATTCTGTTGAGGAGTTCTTACTATAAACTGTTTTTGGATATGTTTTGTCTTTTCTGTTGGAACAACCCCACGCCCATCGCTTCTTTCAGATACTTTTTCAATTTCCTGAGGCTCTTTTTCCTTCATTTTTTTATAAGCTTCAGCATATCCACCTTCATTAGGAATAAATTGCCCACCCTCAAAAAATTTACCTTTTATTGTTACACCGCCTTTGGGAGCTTTTAATTGTTCGTCAACCGTTTTACGCAATGCTTCAAATTCTTTTTTAATAGCATCCAGCGTTTCCTTTTTGGTCATGGGCTTTTCATCAGAACTCTTGCCCATCATTCTTTCAACACGTTCTTTAGCAGTGAGCTTCTTCTCTCCGCCACCGAATATTTTCCAGACAATACCAAGAGCAACCAAAGGTTTTAATATTTTGCTAGCAAATCCATCTTTAAAAAATGCTCTATCTTTAGCAGGCATTTTTTCAACAGTTTCCTTCTCATTCAAGAATCTAAGCTTTTCCTTCAGTTCTTCTAAAGAATCTTTTTCAAAATCAACCCCGCCTAAAATTTCTAATCTGTGTTTCAAATCTTCAAGGATTTTCTCTGTGTCTTCAGGAGTAGGTGGTTTCTTGCCAAAAGAGCTTTTCTCAGAGGCATCATCTTCAAGCGTGTCTCTGTGCTCGTTTTCCTCTTCTTCTCCTTCCTCCCCACCCATCATACCCTCAAACGGATTTTCCTCACCAGCCATTCCCGGAGCATCTTCTTTTGCGTTTTCAATATCTTCATCAGATATGTTTGTAAAACGACCTGTTGTTCTTGAGTTTTCTGCAAGCTCCTTCATCGCTATCTTCTTGGTTATGATGCCTGAAGAGTAAGCGGAAGAGATTGCACTCACATCAGAAGCAGCAACTTGTGATTTTTCTAAATTAGATAATTGCCAAAGAGGAGAGAAATCAAATTCCAAATCTTTAGGCAATTCTTTACACAATTCAGACCGGCACAGAACATCAAGAATTTTCTGCATCGGCACTCTCATCTGGTTCTCTTGAAGCTTATTGATATGGTCATAATAGTTGCGCAAATCAGATTCACCTGTTGATGATAATCCTGCTGGCGATTGACCAAACAATCTAACCAATGGAATCCCTGTTGAACCTGATATCTGTTGACCAAATTGAATCAGCAAATCAGAAATTCCAGAAAACGAATAAGTATGAGTTTGGAATTGGTCTTTTCCATCGAGCACGGTAAGTCCTTCCATCGTTTGTAGCAAGCGAATATAATTAAACTGCTTGATAACCGCTCCTTCAGTTTTACCTCCCATCGCCAATGCATCTCTGAATCCATCTACGCTAATCGTTCTCAAATGAGCTTTATGGAGTAATTGCGATGCTCCTGCTGTTGCTGAATCATAAGCAATTAAACGGTCAAACATTCTTTCAACAACAGACAAGCCCCAAAGATTTTCAGTCATCTTTTGATAATATGGTAAAATAATACCGTCAAATCTTATCACTCTACTATAATGAATTTTCTGGCCTGATAGTGCCGGCATGCCTGTTACTACAGTATAATATTTAGGCATACCCATATCAATTCCAATTTCAGTAATCAAATCACCAAATGATGGCTCTACCATCCATCTATCTAGAACAAGCAGACCTTTAAATCTGTTTTTGCTTATAGCTTCTAGATTTAGTGGTTTTGAATAATCAGCACCTTCAGTAAGTATAACAGCTATCGCTCCACCATACAGTCTTGCCCATCGAATTGTATCAGCAAGAGCAGGCATTATTTTCAAGTGCGTCATTGCCGCCTGAAGTTGTTTTATTTCATCGGGTGAAATCTTTGTGCTGATTGTTACTCCTTCTCTTGTCATGTCTTCAGCTACAGTATCAACCACCTGACCTACAATCCAGGAGCTTCTGTATGCGGATTCTAACAACTGTCTGTCTCTTGAAATAAATGGGGATGCTGAGTAACCGCCAAAGCTCTGTAAATTCTGTGGTCCTAAACCTAGCTTTGCAACAAAATTATTGAAAGAATCCTCTGTTAATTTACTTGACATCATTCTTTCCTATGCCTTTTCTGCCTTCACTTTTTACTTTATACGCAAATTCATAAACAGGCATTTCTGTTATCTTACCGATAAAATCTTGTGTATTAAAATGGGCTAGGTAGGCGTCTCTGGCCGATAGCTTATCCCTAAATCCAAGCATACACTTGTCCTCATCATAAAGTCCGTCTTCTCTTATCTGGTGGATTATGTAAACTGAATCAGATTCTGGAAAAGGTCCCATAAAGCAATCAACTCCATCCCCATCTCTTCCTACTGTTCCTTCAACATAACCATAAGGATAATAGAATCGGGTTTTCCATGGTTTGCCTGTTCTATCAACTCCTTCTCTAACAGAACCAATTTCATTCTCTACTACAATAATCATTCCTTTGTAATTAAAACGTCTCATCTGATTTATTCTCTTCAATCAGCCCTTCTTGATGATGAGGAGGAGAGTATAGGCTGTAAAGCTTTAATGAAGCGTCGGAGTTGTTTATGATGTTATGGACACACCCCGCTTTAACAACGATGGTTGTGCCATCTTGTATAAAAATCTCCTTGCCATTAAGTACAGCCTTACCTCTCCCTTCCTCAATCCTGAAAAATTGGTCTGTTTCTGGATGAACTTCTTCGCCGATTTCTTCACCAGGATTCAAACACATTAAGACTAATTGTAATCTATCAGCCGTAAATAATACCCGTCTGAAATCATTATTTGCTTTTGAATCTTTTTCAATATTTCTAACATCAAATAAATCCTCTGAGTCTTTTACCGACCTTCTATCACCTTTAATTTTCCATCTTGGATGCCATCTTCTTTTATCACTCGTGTGTTCCTTTTCAACTACCTTCACCTGTGCATATGCCGGTGGAGAGTCAAATTCCTTACCTATCAAATCTTTATAATTGGCTCTGTTAAACTCATTATTAACGACCACAAAAACTTTTTTCTTTGCATCACTCGTGTTTCTTGATACTACCCTAGCATCTTCTTCTTCCCAATACTTATCAATCTGTCTGTAAACCTCGTCCTTTGAGCCTTGATATTGTAAATTTTCTTTTATTGCAGTAAATTCAGCAGGAGCTTTGCCAGATTTGTAAATCATAAACCCCTTATAAATTTGGTCAACTGTTTTGATGCGACTGGAATCTGCATCTGTAAACTTTTTTACTCTTGACAGTTTATCTCTTAACTGTCCTATTTGAGCTCTGATTTTCCTTAAAGCCACGTTGCGCTCTGAATCTGGCTCG